CAGTTCTGCTTCTTTACGAGCACGAGAGTTTGGTGGAAGGTCTGATACACGAGCAAGTGTTTCACGGGCTTTTTCTAACTCGATTGCTGCTCTTTGCTCAGCAATTGCAGCATCCTCTGACTCAAAACCTAATTGTTCTAAATCCTGAATTGCCTGCTCCCGCGCCTTGTGCAACGCATCTTCTGCATCAACAAGAGATTCTTTAGCATCTTTTTCTCTTTCAGCAGCATCTTCTGCTGCCTCCCCCTGGGCTTTAAGAGCCTTTTCTAATCTTTTTTCTGCATTCTCTAGTGCTTTAGATTCTTTTGCTCCTGCTTTTTTGGCTTTAGTACCTGCTGAAATTGCCTTGCCAACTCCAGAGAACGCTAATTTAAGAGTAATAGCCGCCTGAGCAGCAGCAGTAAAACTTTGTGCAAGAACATATAAAGCAGGTGCTGTTGCAGCAGATATAACTGAACCAATAGAGAGTAAAGATGTTCCAAGAACACCAATAATTCCACCAAGAGCAGTCAAGGCTGGGGCAAGAACGTAACCTGCTCTAGTAAGAGAAGCGAACCTTTCTTTAGCAGAAACGGCTTGTCTTATAAGACTACCAAACATATTTTTGCCATTGCCACCACGCATAAAGCCTTTTTGAAAAGACCTACCAACATCATTTCCAGCCTGGTCACCGATACGATCAGTTCCCTTAAAAGCGTTTTTAATATCTTTTTCAACGCCAGTGGTGATGGCCCGAACAACTATAAATGCATCACCTACAACTGCCATGTACCATCACCTCCCGACATTCTTAGCCCAGTGGGCCGTCTAGTACTTTTCCAAATGGTTTTGGAGAGTTTTCATTAATATCTGTAGCAGGAACAAACGGTTTTACTGCTGCCTTTTTTGGATCAAATGGAGTTACATCGCTGTAATCCACCTGAGACCCTAAAGGCTCTTCAGAGTAGTCGTTTGAACTTCCGCCATGCATATAAGTTTTGTCGTAAAACTCTTTATACATGATTTTTCTAATCTTGTTCTTTGCGTCAACTTGTTCTCCACTAACAGCGCTAGTGTAATCTTCTTCAAATAAGACGTGTATAACGTCTAACATTTCAGAAGAAGACAACTCAGAAATCTGTAGGCCGCTCATTAGTGCTTTCCCGTTGACATAAGGCCAAAGGTCTACTGCCCACTCAAGGAGTCCCCTGGCCCCTGCGTAGGGCGGCTTGAGTATTGCTCCACTAACCAGGAAGTAAGTTCTCCTAACGTTTCTACAGTTACGATTTTTTCTGCATCTTGTAGTAGAGCCTCAAAGCGAACAAGGCTTTCTTCAATAAGTGCTTTTGCAAAAAAAGTTTCAATTAGATTGTTTGCAATAGCGCTTTCAGTACCTGACTGGGCAGTAGCAACCATGTCCAAAAGAACTTTTCCTTGGAGTGCTGGCTTGCAGTGAAACTCTTCCCCATGGAGTTTGAAAGAAAGGGGTTCTGAAATGCTGTCACCAGCACCAAAATCCCTAAATCTCGGATTTGTCATCTTTGTTTATCCTCGTTTCTCGTATGTCTTTATTTACTATTGATATAGTAAATTACTAACTATTTTACCAACTTTAGGTTGTCAGTAAGATAGCGATTTGCCTTTGTTCCAGGATGCATGACTGCGTGGGCATAGACCACACGGCCCCTGTTAACAAACCTAAGTACCGTTGCCCTGTTGGGAACGATTAGATGAGGCTTACTTCCCTCGTGATGAAGTAGAGCGTAGTTAAGTGTTGAACCAATTTTTATAAACTGACCTCTAGAATCACGAAGATGGCGCATATGAATAGAGGCACGAAGTGCTCCAGTTCGTACTCCAACCTGAGCCTTAGCGGCAGCCTGAACTATTTTTCCTTTTTTTGCTAAATATCTTCCAACTTCACCTGATGGATTATTGAGCATGAAATCTAGTTCTGCTTTTCTAATAATTACTGTTGCCATTTTATGGAATCGCCGCTGTCAGTGTAAGGACTACAGTTTGAAATCCACCTTCTGGTGCCTGAACCTCTACAGTTGCAATTACTCCCATACCAAAACCTGATGGCTCCCAAGTATCTAACTGAGCAGCGCTATCTAATAAAATCCAAGCATCGTATGCTGAAATTTCAGCGAAAGATTCAATGTTGTCTGCTGATGGTGGTCTTCCATTTTGACCAACGACTGGAACTTCTCTAGAGATAGAAACGTTGATTGTTGCGCTTCGAGGGTCTTGGCAACGACGTGGTTCTGTTGCTTCATCTCCTGGGGAGCCTACATACATTTGAATAAATGAAACAACAAGTTGTTCGCAGTCGACTGCTGGTTGTCCTAAGGTGTAATATCTTCTAGAAGGCAAAGGCATATTATAAGAAGCATAAGAAGAAACAACTTGGTCTAGCACTGCCTGCAAAAATACAGCAAGGTTTTTAGCATTACTGCTAACTGTTGCTTTATTTATAGGTGTTGCCATCAGTGTCTCTCCTTCGTCTCTTATGTAAATTCTACAAGGTGTAGATAGGCTCTACTCTTGTTCCAAGTTGAATTGAAGCGTTAGCAGTCAAAAGATTGATTACTTCATTTACAGCAGGGTTTCCCAAACTTGGTCTAGTACAGTAAATATCGTATACACCTGGCTCTCTTGGTCCCAGCACGGCGAGAATGTCTGCATAAGTAACTGTAATAGTTATCTTTTCAGTTCCACGATTCAACACGGCAGCGCCAGTGAAAGTCTCTGTTTTAGAATTTGTGTAGTCAGATACGGTCATTGACACTGTCCATGCGTTGTCATCTAATAAAAAGTCTCCGCTTACTTCATCTAAGTAAAGTACAACACTTCCACCTGTTGGCAAGACTCTTAGGTCAAATGCTGTTTCTGTGTAAAGGAAAGGCTTTGGTGTAATGCGACGAGCCTTAGGAACATCTGGACTAAATACACGGGCACGGGCACGGGCTTTATCTGGATTAGCAGTTTTCAAAAATAAATCAACAGAGTAAAGTCCAGTACGCAAGTCATCAATAAAATCTTGATTGTCAAGTACTGTGTATGAAATACCTTGTCTAGAAATTGAAGTAACACGTTGAGGTAGGGCGCAAGTGTCATCGCCTTCATAAAGTTTTACAAGTTCAATAGCCAACATACGAGCAGCGTTTTTACCTGCTGTTGGTGGTGGAGTTCCATATGTATATGTAACTTCCACATTTGATGGAGTCCATGTGGCTCCTGGTGTTGCTAAAAGAGTTGAGTGTTCTACTAAGTAGTACTGAGATGGGTCAATGATATTTCCATCAATATCTCTTACAGTGTGAATCTTTACAACTTTACGGCCACGAAGACGTATACGAGTATTAGAAGAAGTTCCATCCCCTAAATAGTCATCATCTCCATAAAGACCAGAGCCACCAATTCTTAGATTCTTTACTTCACCCTGAATAAGAGTTGGAGAGTAGGTCATTACTGATGCGCCAGCACGAAGGTATGGGTCGTAGACAGAAACATAACGTTCTGTAACAGTTGTTGTTCCACTGTACTTTCGACCAGACATTCCCCACAATAAGTAGGAAGCAGTTTTTACAGCATCGTAAGCGTAGTCAGAGTCGGCATATGTGCTACCTAAATCTTCTACGTTAGTCCAAAGATTGCTGCTCACTTTGTCTCCTAAATACTAAAAGCGGACGACTTACCATGTGTACTAATGACACGACTGGCACGTCGTCCGCCCTCAGTTATCTAATTACTCTGTTGGGTCTTCTGACGATGCGATAATAAAGTCAACAGCATTATCAGCGTTGTAATCTGAGTTACCAGGAACGTTGTATGTTGATGTTGAACCTTGTGAGGCAAAGTCTGTTACTGCTGTGTAGCCACGTTGACGAACTGCACTACCTACTGGAGATACTGCTGCTGAAGCAACGTTTGAAGCAACCTTGGCATAAGAGAAGGTTGTATTGCTTCCTACAGTGGTAATTGTGTAAGTACCATTGAAAGTCGCATCTACACCGGCTACAACAACTGACTGACCTGCTTCAAAGCCGTGGGCTGAAGCGGTAGTAACAGTTGCTACGTTAGAAGTAAGAGACTTATTGTTTACTACGGCTGATAGGTTGTCGTACCACTCGTAGAAGCCCTTTAGACCTGTTGGTGCCCATGAACCGCGAGCGTATGAATATGGACGCTCTGTTGCGATTGGGAACTCCCAACGGCCATCTAGACCTGTGTCGAAGTTTACGTTTCCTAGGCCATAGCCTTCAAAAGTGTTAGCAAGTAATCCGTTTTCAATTACACGGTCACCTGATTGACGCAATTTTGCGTATGGGAATACCCAGTAGAAGTATGGATTTGTTGTTGCACGCTTTCCATCTTTTACTGCGAATGACCAAACTTCAATAGCAACGCCGTTTCCAGCAGGATCGTCTCCTACGGCTGGCGCGGACCAACCGATGCTCTCGTTGTCTGGAGATGCAAAAGTTCCAAAATTTTTACGAAGTAACAAACCACCTGATAGTAGTGCTGTTAGTTCTGGGTCTGGTTCGCAAATTGCGAGTTCCATTGTGATGCGCTTTAGAGTGTCTGGGGCTTTGTAAGAAACGCAAACTGTACCGTCTGCTGACTTTTCTACAATTTCATCGCCTTCTTCGTACTCTGGTGTGAATGAAGCGCGGAGGAACGCCGAGGTTGTATAACTGTCACCTGGTTCGGTGAGCAAGTTGCCTGAGGCGTCCAGTCTGGTGACTCGGATCGCCACACCTTGGACGCTTGCCGCGTAGTCCTGAGTGGCCATACTGATTTCTCCTTTAGTCGGTCTTACTTGTTCTTATTTTACGCTGTTAAATCAACTCTGATTGCTAGGTGAACAGAGGTGTCAAAGTAAACCGCCGCTGGGCGAATTGCTTTAAGTTTCATATCATTCTGATTTCCTGACACGTTGTATCCCTGCGCTAGCGTGTCAGTGACGACATCGATATCACCAAGGACAACCTTGACAGTACCAGTGGCGTACATCCATTTGTTTGTAGTTGTTGCTGTTTCTGTGTCACCAGCAGCGTCAGTTGGACCTGCACCTGTGTAATTAGAGCCAATAACTACAGGCGTTCCGCCTATTGTTTGAAGGTGGTCTTTACCTTCGCTGTGTATAAGCAACTGAGCATCGCTTGCAAGTAGCGCAGCAACGTCACGAGTCATGTGAATAACACCTTGTTCTCCAGAAGGAGACGCTGAACCAATTTCAAACTCAAGAAGAGCCAGTGCTCGACGAGGAGATAGCGCAGTTCCGCTGTTCAAAATACTTGCTTCTGGGCTAACTAACGCTCTGTTTGTGTGAGTCTCGCCAATGCGGACTCCACCTTCCCAAAGTTCTTTTTCAATTGCGTGTTGTGTAATTCCTTCTAACTGTTTTTTAATTCTTTCAATTGGGTCAACCCCAAGTAAGCCTAATGTTGAGCGGTAATCTTCGACTTCAATAAAAAATGGTTTAATCTCGTCATAACGAGTAGGTGTCCCGTTAGAGGTAATAGTAATAAGCGTTGTGTCTGTATCGTCAATATTTTTTGCAGAGTAATACTGGGTGCTCCACTCTTGTGAAAAACCACGAATCCATTGATCCTCTTTAGGACCTGCTTCTGGTTTTGCAACAGAAAGTAGCCCGTACTGCGAAGGCATATGCTTCGGTGCTTCAAAAACTCCCGTAAAGGCCATCTTTACTCTACTTCCTAACTTAAAAGTTAATTTAGTTACTTATTTTGTATCGGGAGCGCCCATTGCTGAGCGCTCCCTCCACAAGATTTACTTCTAGTACTGGGTACGGCTTAGTACTCAATAGCAGCAGCAGATGCTCCACCAGTTGTATCGCGGAGGGCAGCAGCCACACCGTTGATAGAAATGGTTGAAGTAATTACTAGTGCTTCTACGCCGATGAATGCGATACCTTCAAAGGTTTCAACAAACATCTTGTAATCGTTAGTTCCAACAAGGGTAGAATCACGGATGATTCCTAGATCCAAAGTACCGCCATCAAGGAACAAGAATGAACCTTCTGCGAATAGGTACCAAGTGAATGAATCTGCAAACTCGTTTAGAGCAGCCGATGCTGATTGTGAACCGAAGACGTTCTGATCTAGTGAAGCACTTAGTGCTACTCCACGAGAAGCAACGTATCCGTCGATTTCTGCGTATGCATTGAGAGTTCCGTCTCCTGGCATTGCCAAAGCAAGGTCAGCAGCCATCGCGTCTTTAACCCATGCTGGGATAATCGCACGAAGTGGTGCATCAGCCTCTAGGCGATGACGTGAACGGTAAGCAGCAGCAGCGCGACCTAGTTGTACTAGGAAGTCACGACCAAATCCGATTAGGGAAGTAGTTGTAACTGCTGTTGAAGCAGAACTAATCTTAGAAAGAAGGTTCTGCTCTGCTTCACGAGCGTGCTGAATCAGACCCAACTCGTTGTGACGAGCGATGAGTTCTGGATAAGCACGAGTCATCAAGTTACCGAACTGTAGTTGCAAAGTTACTGCGTCAGTTGCGACGGTTTGCTCTGCTGCTGCTGAAACGGTTAGGCTTGCTTTAACATCGGTACCAGGGTTAGTATCAACTGCGTTTGTCCAAACACCAACTGCGTTTCCATAAGAAGAAAGCACTGGTGGGGTTACGAAGCGAATACCGCCGCGATCAGCCTGGAAACGAGGAAGAGCATCACGTACTGGACGTGCTGTTGTTCCAAGTCCAAAAATGTCGTATTTGGTCTCGAATGGTGCTGCGTGTCCACCTGAAGCAACAAGTGCTTCTGGGCTTGTCACAGCGTTGATTTTTGCCCAGTTTGACTCAGCATCTTGTGTAAGAGTGCGGTCTTCTGGGAATGAAGTGGTTACAGAAGCAACAATGTGTTGTTCTCCGTCACCACCGTTTACACGGCGTAGGCCATGTAGACGCTTTGCCATTGCCTCAGCAACGACGTTCATGTTATCTAATGGGCTTCCAGCCGTATATCCTGGAATATCTGCACCCGCTGTGATTGCCACAGGCGCGGCAGATGTCCGAGATGTTGGACGGCGGTCAGCCGGGACCTCAATGTTGAGGTTGTCTGCATTTGCAGCGGCGGTCACGGGTGCCTCCATATTTTCTTGAACCAAGGTTGGTTCACTTGCTTGGGTTGATGTTTCTTGAATAGATGCTTCTGCTGATACTGGAGCATCTACAACAGTCTCTGCAACTGCTTCGGCAACTGGTGCCTCTGCTGATGCAACTTCTGCTGTTGGTGCCTCTTCTGTTGCTGCTGGTGCTACTGATTCCTCAGCAGCGGCAACAACTGGTTCTTCTACAACAGCAACTGGTGCTGGTGTTTCAATTTGTGATTCAGTTGAGAACTCTGTGTTCTTTCCCGCTTCGGTAGACGCTTCGGTCATGGTTTCTTCCTCTTTCTTTTTCTCGTCCTCTTCCATATCGGAAGGAGTTTCTTTTTCAGGAGCGACAGGCATTTCTGCTGCCTCATCCATCTTTTTCTCCTCTTCCATTGGAGCAGGAGTGTCAGAAACAGGTGCTTCTTCAGCAGGTGCTTCTTCTGTCACAGGAGCAACTGGTGCTTCCTCTGCCATTGGAGCATCTTCTGTTTTTGCTTCCATGTTTTCTTCCTCTTTTTCGCCGTCTTGTCCGTAAACGCGGGAAGCGGCCTCAGTGGCTCGCTGAGCGAGTTCTATGGCTGCGGCCTCGCGGCGCTTGACTTCGTTTCTAACTCCGTCGAGCATATCGGCAAGTGACGTCATCGCGTCGACTGTTTGTGGGGTAGGATCTTCTTTCTCAACCAACTCAAATTGCTTCAGGATTGAACTCTGAAGTTCGACAACTTGATCGTCGCCTAACTCTGCGAGTTGATCCATCTGTTCTTTAATTTGGTCCACGAACTGTCCTTCCTCTGGCCAGTCACGATAGGTCTATTACCTATCTCGCTAATCAATCGAGGCCGAGGGACTCCGAAACGCTGTGTAGATAGCGTGGAGGCACTCCACCTAATACTGAATACTACATTACTTCTATTAGTGTGATTTTTAGTTTTGTACGATTTTTAGACAGACTAGGTAAGTAACCGAAGTAACTTAGCCATCTGGCTAGAAATCTCTGATTGGCTGTAATAGTCGCCGCCAGACATAAAGGTGTTCAAATCCTTTGTGGCAACAGCAGCGTCTTCCTTACCAATCTTGGCTTCTACCCGTGTAATCATGTCTTCCATAAGTTGTTGTAGCGCAGGAGGGATATCGCTAAAACGAATCTTTTGGGCGTCCTGACCAAAGGCAAAGGGAAGGTTAGCAATAACCTTTCCAAGTTCGCCAGCACTACTTCTGACATTTTCTAAAGATTCAGAATTTAGTGCTCCAGTGTCCAAGCGGTCAATAATGCCTAGAAGGTCACCTGCTGCCTTGGCTGCGCCAGCGTAGTTTCCAGTATTATCTAGGTTTTCCACTTGTTCAATCTTTTTTAGAGCAGCGTCAGCGCCAGAATCACCTAAGTCTAATTTCAACCGGGCAAGAACTTGTCGAAATTTCCCTGCGGCATCGCGGGGTTGAGTTTTAGGTGTGTACTTGGCACGCTCTGCATCTGCTTGTTTCTTGCCCTTAACTTCTTTTTTTAGTAAGTCAAGTTCCTCATCGGTCAGACCTTTTAGGTCTTTCTCGGTGATTTCAACTTCAGCAAAACTGCTCAGAATCTCCTCTGATTTTTTAGAAAACTCGGAAGAATTAGTTGATACGCCAGTAGCAATAACTGATTCAACAATAGCAATTCGCTCACGCAAACTAGCAACCATTGAGTCTGAGTCAGATGCTTCTCTCCAGTTTTCTGGAATCAAGTCTGTCTTCTCAAGTTGGCGGGCACGCTTTACGATGTGGCGACGAACTAGTCCACGCTTTCCTGGCTTTGAACGGCCATAAGCCTGAACAGCATTTCTCAAGTCAGAAACGTTTCTGATTGGGAATGAGCCATCTGGAAGTGCTTTCTTTTCTCCAGCAAGTTTTTCACGCATCTTGCGAGAAATAACTGCTAGTTCTGTATCAGCATCATCTAGTGTTTGAAGCATATAAGCGCTGTCAGCATTTTTTGCTTCTGCAATTCTGCTTGAAAGTTCGGCAGCCTTGATAGCAGCAGTTATTGTCTCGATACGAGACTTAGCACCTTGTGCCGCAGCAACCATAGGTGCTTCTAATTTATCAATGCGATCATTCAACTCACGAAGCGGGTCGTGCTTGAGTTGAGCAAGAACATTTGCACCAGCAGCAACAAGTGCCATGACTTGACCAGAAGCAACGCGAGCGCGAGCAATTGGGAATCCTGGAACGTTTACTTGGCATACTGCTACAAGTTCAAGTGA